TCCAAAGTCTGTCCCGATTGTAAAAATAGGTGTCAAGCAATGAATAAGAGTAGTAACCGTAGATGTGCTCGCGAGGCTTTGTTTGGCGATTATTGCTGCGTTCACTATAAAATGAGGATTTGAAGGTGAAAATAATAAAGGAATTTCCGTTTGTTAAGTTAAATGCAGGCATAGCCACAAAACTTAGAGACGGATATATTTGGTATGAGTTTTATTATAGCCAAGGGATGTCTATTTACGATAAGATTAAACAACCGACTATGGTAATGACTGCACTTGGTGCTATCGCTTACTTTAAATTACTTCCTTATTGGATATTTTGGATTTTAGTACCTATGTGGTTCATTGGATGGTTGGTCATGGGTATTATTTTATTTGATTGGTTTAAGATTCCTCAAAGGAAAGCTGTTATCAGCGGTCAGAAGATGAGTCCTTGGGAATTAGAAAAGATGGATAGATTAGAGAGGATTGAAAAGTGGATGAAAAAGAAATAAAAAAGAGAACAACAATAGCTATGTGGGTTGCTTTAGGATGTATTATCGGTGTTGGTATCTATTGGTTCGCTGATTATATGGAAGGTCCTGAATCAGTTGATGTAGATTGTTTGATTGACACCATGATGTATTTGGATTTAGATAATGTCAGTATGAAATATGGTCGAGGAGTAATTAATGAAGATTGGACTGTTGGTCAAATTAGACAATTATATGCTCAAAAAGGATATAAAGCTAAGACTTTATTGAAAGGATTTCTAGATATATTCTTGAAGAGGTGTGAGAAATGACTGAAAAAGTAATGGCTGACGAAACGTTCTTGTTTACTATTTCAGATAAAGACAAGATGCATAGTTTTACTTTTCCAATTATTGACTTTGCTATCGAGAAGAATAACAAAGAACTTAATTTAATCTTTCAACAGAACTTTACTCAGGTTGAAGAAATTATAAAAGAATTAAAAGGAGATTTGAACATCGTTGTTGATTATACTGATGACCCAACTCCTCAACATGCTGGTTCAATTGTTTCTTTAGGCTACCCGTTGGTTCGAATCGTATTGAATAAATGTAAAATACTCAGTTATAGTCCGTTTGTTTTCAATGGAAAACTTGGCGTTGATAGTGAAGATTTCAATATTAAATTTAATCGAGAGCAACGTGAATCACTTATTGTTATGCCTGAAGAAAAGATAGTTGATGGTAAGATTAACATCACAGATGATTCTGTTATCAGAAGTTATTATCAGATTCCTCCAGGATGGGAGAAACCTCTTTATATCGTCAGTTGTGTTATCAATAAGAAAGGTCATCAAACTGCGGTAGAAAGATTAAACATGACAACATTTCATCATAAAGGAGATTTAATTTATTTACAGAATCACGTTAAGAAGAAAACAGCGTTGGAGAATTACGATAGACTGGTTAAGGAGAGAATAAAATGCATAGCATAGTTTTGATTGACACGGATAAATTAACTCACGAGAAGATAGTTAAAGCCGTGAACACAAGGAAATATCATTTTGAATCGTTTAGAAAAGGTTACAATCGTGGTCATATGAGTGAGATGAAATTATATAATATTAGAGCTAAGAAAGAAGTAATGCCATTCATCTTGAAAGACTTAGGAGCTTCTACTGAGTTGTTCCCTGAGAAGAAGATTACATTTAGAGATTTGATTAAGGGACCTCAACAATCTGGAAAGAATGCTTTCTTTGATGGTCGTATTAAGATGATAGCCGGATTCTTAGTTCAACGTTTGGGTAAGATTGTCCGATTAGTATCACCTGAAAAAGCTGAAAGAAAAGCTATTAAGTTTGTCGATGGTTGGACATATGTTCACGTTGTCGGTAATATTAAAGATATTAATAGAGGACACGGGGAGGAGTTATAAAATGGGTCAAGGAGATGTGTATAAATTTATGGAGAAGAATGTTGGTAAGAGTTTTTCTTCAGACGAGATAGCTAGGTTTTTAGGTATCAATAAACAAACTGCATTATCATTATTGAATAAGTTATCAAACGCTGGTGACTTAGGTATGGATTTAGTGGCACCAATAGCACAAGGAGCACCAAAGAAGATGTTTGTTTATCAACCACCAGATGATGATTTGGAAGAGATTAAGAGAGAATTGGATTATCTGACTACTAAAGATAAGATTTGTGGGCCATGGTTGTTGGATCATAAGTTGTCGGTGGTTATGATTAGGGAGTTGAAGATATTGAACAAGAGGGTTAAGCATTTGGAAGTATTAGGAGGAAAATAAGATGGAAATAAAACCAACGTTTGAAGTTAATATTGAAGGGACAGAGATTATATTTAAGCAGGTTGTTGAGAAGAGAATGAGTATGCAAGAATCAATGAGTGAGATTAATATTATGAAATCTGAAGTTGATAAGTTGAATCAACAACTCGAATCAATGACTAAAGCTAAAGAGGATGATATTCTTAGTAAAGATATTGAAAAATTGTCTAACCAATTAGATAGTTTAAATGTTGCTTATGCTAAATGGGATGACATTCTTAAACCACAGATGGAACAGATAAACAAAGAAGTTAGAAGAAGAGTTAAGAAGCGTAAGATTAAATCTGGGTATGACAGAATCAAAGATGTTAATGCTAAGATTGTCAAACAGAATGAACTACTGGCACCTATTTGTGAATCAGAAGGAATCGACATTAATCATCCTATTATTAGAAAGATTAAGATGGAGTTTGATAGAATATGAAATCGTTAGGACAGAACATAATTAGTCTTTTATTTTATTTTTTAGGAATTATTGGAATAGTATTAGGAATAATATATGGAACCATATTATACTTCATACAAGCAACAGTTTTAATTTTTGCTGCATCAATATTAATGTATATGAATGAGGGTAAAAAATGAAGAAGACAAAAGAAACTAAACCAGTTTGTCCTGAATGTGGCAAACTCTTAAAACAATCTTTAGTTTGTAGTGACCGATGGATGTGTAGTAATAAAGAAAAATGCAGGTATTCGGTGGAGAATGAATGAGCCAAGAAGATTTAATTCCAATAACTACCAAAGAACGAGCTAAGGAATTAGGTAGTAGAGGCGGTAAGGTAGTTTCTTTTAAGAAGAAGTATGCTGCTAAGATTCGTGAGATGAAGAAGAAGGCTAAACTTACTGGTCAGGATTTAACTTGGTTTGAACAAACTATGATTGACCCAGAAGCTAGTGGTGTTGATATGGGAGCTGATTTGATTCTATTAAGAGACAAACTAGAACCTAAAGAATACATACAATTAAAACAAGCAAATCATAAATTACGATTCGGTGAGAAACTAAAAACTGAGAATGTTCATCACATAGTTAATTGGACAGATTTATTATCAGGAGGTTTAAGTGGCGGAGCTAAAGAGTTTAAAAGAACGAATAAAGGTAATGTTTGATGTTGAACTTTATGACTATCAAGAAGTATTTTTAGAAGATTGTTTGTTGAACAAAAGAGTAGTCGGTGCTTTATGCCGTCAAACTGGTAAGTCATTAACTATTTCTATATTGGCTATTTGTGAAGCGTTGAAGAATCCTAAAGGCCATATAATAATCGTTGGTCCAACTGATAGACAAGCCGGAGAGTTATTTACTAAGATTCGTAATCATATATTGAATGCTCCTGTTGGAGTAGAAGTTAAATCAACTACTCAACGACAGATGGTTCTCAATAACGATAGTCGGATATCAGCGTTTCCAACTGGTGATACTGGTGACAATATTCGAGGAATGACTGCTGATGTATTGATTGTTGAAGAGGCTTCTTATATCAAAGATTCTATTTTGAATCAAGTATTGTTACCAATGATTGCTTCTACTAATGGGAAGATTATTAAGATTGGTACTCCGTTCGGTATGAATCATTTCTATTTAAGTTTTCAAAGCGATGACAATTATATCTCACATCGTTATACCTACAAAGATGCTATTAGAGTCGGACACTTTACTGAAGAGTTTATTGAAGAACAACGAATGCAATGCAGTTCGTTAGAATTTAGAACAGAGTATGAAGCTGAGTTTATTCCTGATGAAGACGCTTACTTCTCTCACGAGTTAATTGAATCAAGTATCAAAGATTATGATTTGATAAGTGAGAACAACATCATTGCTGAATCAGGTAAGATTTACTTACTGGGTGTTGATGTTGCTCGTATGGGACAAGATAGTTCTGTCTTTGTTATTATAGAGAAAGGAGATATAAATAGAGTAGTGTTTATAAAGGAAATAATGAAGAACACTATGGACCAAGCAATAGATTACATTAAGTTCCTTCACGCTAAGTTTAGATTTAAAAAGATAATATGTGACCAGACTGGTATTGGTGCTGGAGTTGTTGATGTATTAAGTAAGGAATTGAATGGTCCTATTAAGACTAATGAATCGTCATATAGAAGGAATTATTTATCGTCTGATATTATGGTTGGGTTAACATTTACTGTTCAGAACAAAGAAGATATATTCAGTAATCTTAAACTATTGATGGAACAAAAGAAGATGATAATACCAAATAATAAGAAGTTAATCTTTGAGATGAAAGACTTCAGATATGAGATAAGTCCTTCAGGTCATTTAAAATTACATCATAGTGAGAATGGACACGATGATTTCGTTGATGCATTGGCTTGTGCTGCACATGGAATTAGAGGTAAGACAATCAGCTGGTTTTCGGGTTGAAATAAATAATATTTAAATACCTTAAATATATTAATATAGTAATTCACTCACAACTTAGGGGTTTTAGTCACCTCTTTTTCCTCTAAGTTTTAATATTCATGGGAAGAATAACCGAATTGTACGATAAGACGAAGAGTTTCCTTGTTAAGGAAGTCAGAGTTTTTAACGCTGCTGAACAAGCAAATCTAGCAGACGCTCCTTTACAACCAGATTGGAATTGGTTGTCAGCTTTTGGAGTGCCTCGTAAAACTAATATTGTAGAGTTACGACAATATGCTAAGTCTGCATGGGTTCAGATGATTAAGCGTTCTATTAAGAATCAAGTAATAACTACCGAATGGGATGTTGTTGACGATAGTGAAGAGATACAGAACGAAGATAAGAATAAATACGAAGAAGATATAATCAAAGTTAAAAAGATTCTTGAATATCCAAATAGAAATAAAGACACTTTTGGTAAACTCTGGGGAATGTATATGGATGATGTTCTTGATTTAGACTCAGGAGTTATATGGAAAGGTCGTAATTCGTTTGGAGAAGTTACTGAGTTATTTGCTTATGATGGTTCTAGATTTTTAAAGAAGATTGATGAGAGAGGAATTGTAGAAAGATTCTATCAGTTTTCATTTAGATTCCCAAGAGGTCAACCTCAACCATTTGAAGTTGATGATATTATTTACGGAAGTATTGGTCACAATACAGACCAGTTTCCTTATGGTTGGAGTCCACTTCAATCTATTCAACAAGTAGTCGAGTTAATGATTCAGTCCGATAGATACAATAAAGAGTTCTTTCAAAACAATGCTATTCCAGAAGGTATGATGAATATACCAATGGATGAACAAGCACTAGATAGATTCAAAACTTACTGGGAAACTGAAGTCAAAGGTAAGCCACACAAATTACCATTTATTAATTCTCAAGATGCCAAGTTTGTACCGATGTCAACTTCCAATAAAGATATGGAATGGCTAGAAGGACAGAAGTGGTATTTCCATTTAGTATTCGCAGCTTATGGATTAAGTCCAGCTGAAGCAGGATTCTACGACGATGTTAATCGTTCAGCTCAAGAAGGTCAAGAAAGAATATCTGTCAGGAATGCTATTCGACCATATTTGAAATTGATTGAAGACCAAATCAATCGTGAGATTATCCCCGAGATTGTTGGGCATGATGATATTGTATTTAGATGGTTCCCTAAAGATGACCAGGCTGAGAAGTTAGAGCATGACCAGATGATGGCTAAGCTAACTCAAAATGTAATTACTATTAATGAGGTAAGGTCTAAGGAAGGGCTTGATCCAGTTGAATGGGGAGATCAACCATTTACTATGCAGATGCAAGACCGGACTATGGAGATGCAGGCTGAGTTCGATAACGATAACAACGAAGATAATTCAAAGAAGGAGGACAAAAAAGAGGAGAAGAAAGATGACGACAAAACATCTAAGTTGTATCAGAAACTCTTTACCTCTTTCGTGAAGAATGGCTAACTCTGATAGTGAGAAGATGGCTACGGACCAGAATCACGAATCTTATAGTGATGATCACAAAGCCAGAAGAATTATTGATGCTCGTTCTATATTAGACATGGCCAGCGGTTCTGTTCCTGGAGTTAGTATTGTTCATAAATTTGGAGAAACACCAGATTTTGATATTGGTGATGGGAAGGTAAGTATTTGGGATGGTGCAGATGATGGTAATTTAGACCAAATGGTTTATGTTTACTCCACTGGGGCAGATATTGACAGTTTATCTAGTTCAAATGCAGCAGATACTCAAGATGTAGAAATTCAAGGATTAGATGTTAATAAGAATTTGGTAGTTCAAACTGTAACTTTGTCAGGAACTACACCAGTTGGATTAACGACTGATTTAACTAGAGTGTTCAGAATGAAAAATCAAGGGGCTACTAATTTTACAGGGCAGATTTATTGTTATGAAGGTCCAGCCCAAACAAATGGTGTTCCAACTAATTCAGGCTCGGTTAGGGCTGTTGTTAATAATGGGAATAACCAAACATTAATGGCACTTTACACAATTCCAAATGGTAAAACTGGGTATTTGAGAAGTTTCTTTGCGGCGACAGCAGGGGCTAATAAAGTTACAAGTTATATTATAGATGTAGTTGCTCGTTCAGATGGGGGAGTATTCCAATTACAACATAGAACTGCATTATCTGAAGTTGGAACAAGTCACTTTCAACATAACAATACAATACCTGAGAAGTTTAATGCAAAAACAGATATTGAAATGAGAACAGAAATTACTGATGGTACTATAACTGGTGCGGCAGTAAGTGCAGGGTTTGAATTAACATTGGTGGATGATTAAAATGTTAGAACTAGACTTTAATGTGTTTATGGAACATTACGAGAAGCAGAAGAAGTTGAGAAACCAAGACTATCGTAAGTTGCACTATGAACAACTGTCTGACTCATTCAAACTATACCTTAAGTCAGCAGATTACTGGGAATACTTCACAACTATTAAGTTCAGTCAGATAGAGCAGTTTGGCTCTCAGTATGAAGTTACTAGGGAACAGGCTATTGAAGACTTCAAGATGAACTTTCTAACTGATGCTATGGCTGTGAATACTGAAGTTGAAGAGGTTAAAGAGTTGCCGGATGAACTTACTAAGGAACTCAAGCCATTCGAGGCAGAAGAAGCTAAGATGTATGATGAGTTCTTGATCTCTAAGTTCAAAGAGTGGGAAAGGAAGATACTGGGATTTGTAGATGAGACATTAGAACATGAGATTATTAATAAGTCGTTTGGAGATTTTATGAGACGACTATTCAATGTGGTTAATACTGCTGATTTTAGAACAAAAATTAAGGCTAGTATAAAGAGAGTATTTGTCGATGGGATTGAAGAGGCTGAGCTAGAAGTCAATGTTGATGTTGGATTTGATGGGGATTTTGAGAATGAAGTTGATGTGCAGACTGAAAGACAACTGAATGGTTTTATGATCGAGGGTCGCCCTTGGGCTGGGATTAAGGGAGTATCTGTTGATGTTCAGAATGAAATTAGAGAGTTAGTTGTCAAGTCCATTGAATCTAAAGCTAGCATGAATGAGTTGAAAACTGATATTAAAAAGACTATGGACAAGTTTACTGGAACTGAGACTACTGAAGGTCGCGCTACCATGATCGCACGGACAGAAAGTAATAGGATGAGAAATTCTGCTAAACAGAAGGCTTATGAAAAGAGTGGTGTTGTTAAAGGTAAGAAATGGAATAGTTTTATCGACGATAGAACCACACCTATTTGTAAGCGGTTAGATAATCAGAAGGTTAGTTTGGACAAGGATTTTGTAGATCCTAAGACTGGATTTGAGTATGATCATCCCCCTTCTCATAGAAATTGTAGGTCAGTTATTTCTGCAGTATTATTAGATGACAAATAAATAATATTTAAATACCTTAATGCACTAATTATATGGATGAAAGAAAAATTTGTAGCGTGGATGCCGATTAGTAAAGATGTTTCTGGTGGTTTTGTTGGTATTTTGTCTGATACTTCTTTAGATAGGGATGAAGAATTTATGACTAAAGGATTACTTCAAACTTGGGCAAATGATAAAACACCATTACCAATGCTTGCTAATCATGAAAACAAGATGGAAAAACTCATTGGTGGTTGGACCGATAAAAAATTAGTAACTAAAGGTGACAACACAGCACTTGTAGCCAAGCCATTTTTCTTGAAGTCTAATCCATTAGGTAGACAAACACAAGAAATGGTCGAAGAAGCATTATCAAAAGGACTAAAAGTAGGAATTTCTATTGGTGCTATACCTCATGAAACTATTGAGAAAGAAATCAATGGTAAAAAACACATTGGGTTTAGTAAAGCAGAGATTGTAGAAGGGACTTGTGTTCCAATACAAAGTAACAGAAACGCAAGTTTCACGAGTATCGCAAAGAGTTTTGATTTTGAAACAAACAAAGAACACAAGGAGGTCAGTAAAATGACAGAAGAAGTAATTAAAAAAGAAGAACCTGTACCTGAAGCTGAAGTTAAAGAAACACCTGAAGAAGCTCCTGTTGAAGCAGAAGTGAAAGAGGAAGAAGAAGTTAAGGTAGATGGTCAAGCAGAAGTAGAAGCTGCTAAATTGGCAATTTTAGAATTGCAAAAAGAGTTAAAAGAATTAAGAGAAAAAGCTGTTATGGTGAAAGCACCAACAGTTGAACCTGAAGCTGCAAAAGAAGTAGATGAACCACTTTCTTTGAAAAAAATGGCAGAACTAAGGTACGGAGGAAATTAAAATGGGATTTGGAGCACTAGGAATGGACGAAAAGGAAGCTCACTATACTTTTGATAAAAGTTTTGGAGCAGCTGGAGTAGGACATGAAGATATTTACTATCCTGGAATGTGTTTAGCAGAAGGCGGTGGAAAAGATGGAATCCACAAATCTTATGTTAAATTAGGAAAAGGATTTGAAAAAGTTATTCAGAAGGCTGGTCCTTCGTTAAGTACCACAAGTGGTGGAACTTACACAGGATATGGTTTGATGCCATATTTCTTAGACCCGTCATTAGTTGATAAGACTATCAGGCAAACACCTTTAGTTAAGTTGTTACCTAGACGAGCTATTAGAGGAAGAAGTTATGTTTACAATATTTTGAGTGCAAAGGCAGGAGCATCTTTCTTAGCTGATGATGCAAGTTTATCTGACCAAGTAGATACTCGAAGTACCTCAACTGTAGATATGAAATATTTATACGCTGTGGGTAGAGTAACTGGACCTGCTTTGGCAAGTGCTAGTGGTTTTATGAACTTATTGTCTGAAGACATTCGAGTTAAAACTGCAAGTATGAACGAAGCATTGGAAGATGAAATTATCAATGGAAATGTAGCAACAGATGTTAATGGTTTCCAAGGATTGATTCAATCTATCACAACCAACTCTGCAAGTAACTCAGGAGCAAGAATTACTTTAGAACAGATTCGAACTGATATAAACACATCTTTCGAAGCTAACGGATTAATCGACTTAGTAGTTGTAGATGGTCAAACATTGAACTACATCAAAGGATTATTACAAGATTTCCAACGGAACGTTGAAAGACCAACTGGACAAATGGATTTCGGTATCCCAGATGCATTTATGTTTGATGGTGTATTATTTATCAAAGATAGATACATGCCAACCACAGCAGCAGCAAGAAGAGCAATCTACTTAGATTCTAGATATGTATTCTTAGCAGTCTTACAAGACATCACTTTTGAAGAATTAGCAAAAGTCAACGATAGCCAAAAATACATGCTAAAATGGTATGGAAGTTTGGTGTTAACCTTTGAATCAGCAATGGTACAAAGAACAAGTTTAGCATAAGGAGGTTAAAAAATGGCAGATATAACAAGCGGAACTGTAACTGCAACTCCTCTGGGCGACTTGTGGATTGGTACCCTTGAACACGCTTCATCTTCAGTTGGAGATGTCGTTGGTTTACAAGAAATAATGGGTAAAAAAATTGCTGGTATCTCATGGGCACAAGAAAATGCTGGAACAGTTGCATCAACTTTTTCAACTACATCTGGCTCAGTAACTTTAGTTAGTGGAGCTAGTACAACACTATTCTTTGTGGCACAAAGTAAGGCGATATAAAATGGTAAATGACATTACAAGTGGAACTGTAAATGCAACACCATTGGGAGACATATGGGTAGGAGTTATAGAACATGCAACCGCTGGTTCCGGATCAGTTGTCGGAGTACAAGAGATAATGGGAAGGAAGATTGGTGGTATTGTTTTTGCTAGAGAAAGTGCAGGAGCGAATGGAAGTCCAACGTTCTCATCAACATCTGGCTCAGTAACACTTACTGGTGCGTCTACAAGTACATTTTTTGTAGCACAAAGTAAAGCACAATAAAGATATTTTTTATTTTTTTTTTTATTATCTTACAAAAATTAGGAGGTCATTATAATGGCAAGTGGAACAGTAGAATTCGTCGTGGACACTCACATTCCAAACAAGGAAGTAGTGAGATTGAATCTAGCAGATGGAGATACATATACAAGTAGAAAGTTTAATACTATTCAAGCTGCAGAAGTAACTGCTAACGTAGATACAGACGCACACATCAATGTAACTTATTCCGGAACTGTAGCAACAGTAAACTTTGCATCAGTTTCAGCAAGTAGCGATGTAACTTTAGTGTTGTGGGGAGAATAAAATGGTAGCAGCAACTGTAACCAGAGTAATTGAAACCCCAGACCCAGCGGAAGAAGTAGTCGTTTTGACTGTTTCAAACGCTGAGACATACAGTACAAGAAAGTTCAGCACTATTAACGCTGCTAGTATTAAAGGAAACGCTGACAATGATGCACATATTAATGTTACATTTAGCGGTCAAACAGCAACAATTAATTACGCTGGTATGACTGACCAATTAGTAACATTAACTTTGTGGGGAATATAAGTAAAACTGCGGCGAGGTCACCTCAATACCAGCCGATGATAAAAATTAATGAGGGGGAAACAAAATGGCACTTAACGATAGGAAATTTTCAAGTTTAGTAGAACACAATAAAACAAAATCCGAGAACGATATTAATACAAGTTATGGTCAAGTAGGAGCAGGACAATATAATTCTACCGCTCCGACATTAGCAGATACAGATTATGGTCATTTACAATTAGATTCAGAAGGAAAATTAAAAACCACTGCAGCGATTAGTGGAGATGTTAATGTTGATTCTACTTCTGTAGATACTTCGGGATTATTAGGTAAAGCAAGTGGAACAAATTCAGATTTCACAACTGCCTACAGCAGTGGAACAGTTATTAATTTATCTAGTTTACCAAGTCAAATAAGTTCAGTTACTGCGGATGATGTTACTACAATTATTCAAGTGTCTGGAACAACTGGTGCTGTATTGAATACTTATACACGAGATGATATTAGTTTAACATCAAGTGGAACAGTATTGGCGGTAACAGGAGCAACATTCAATGCGAATGATACTTTTGTTGTATATACAAATATTCAACGAGATGTTAAATTATTAAGTCACACCGATTCAACTACTTCAGATAGAACAGAAGAGATTGACCCAGTAGACGAACATTATATTGAAGAGGAATTAATTGATACTACAAACGTCGCAGCAGCTACAAATTACTATCCAAGTTCAACTGGTAAAGCATTAGGTAATTTCAAAAATATGGCATTACACTTTGTAACTTCAGGTGGAGTAACAATGACTGTAGAAGCTAAGATTGATGATTCAACAGATTGGGCAGATGTAACTCCAGCAGGATACAATATGGTGAACAATAACTCTGGTTCTGCAAGTTTTGTAGATGAATCAGGATTGTTAAGATTTACCGATTTGATTGCTAGACACGTTAGAATTAAAAGTGTAACTTCAGATGCAACAAACGGAGTACAACTTCATTGGAAACTAACAGCACTTTAGGAGGATAAAATGAATTTAACACACAAAGATTATAAAAGACCAGTTGGGGTTAAAAAAGTAATTCCAAGTGTAAAAGCAAAAATTAAAACTTTTGTTGGAAAAGGAACTAAATCTTATGAAGAGATTGTTAAAGAGATTCAGAAAAGTAACAATATGACAAATGATGAGGTAATTAAACAGGTTAAGGAACTTGCTAAAACTGCCGACTTCACACCTAAAGTAATTGAGATGATTGACCAAAAATGAGCTTACTAACTAAGAATACAACACCTGCTGAACGGCAGAGGGGATGTGTGTTTAGTGAGAAGTTTGAAAATACTCAAGCTGTGGTTCAGAATGGCGTAACGACAATAAATGGAACTCCAACTATTAATAACGGAGGTACTTTTGATGGGACTAATGATTATTTGTCTTATGCAGAACCTGCTCTTTCACTTGAACAAGATGGCAATCCTATTAGCATTAGTGTTGATTTTGATGTAACTATAAATAGAGGAGCATTACAAGTTATAACAGAATTTAGTCCGGGACTTACAGCTAACGATTCTGGAATGATACTGATAGACACTAGCAATCAAGTTAGGTTTTATTATGATAATGGTGCAGCTATATTCACATCTGCTGCATTAACAGCAGGAAGGCATACTGTAACTATGACTTGGAATGGCTCTTCTCAACGTTTAGGTTATCTTGATGGTGTTGCTCTTTCTGGTTCAACCTCTGGTGCAGGTGGAATTACATCTCTTGGTACTGCTATCGGTGCAAGAATAGATGGAACTCTAAAAATGCAGGGTACTATTTATTCAGTTAAATATTTTAACAAAGTGCTTACACTTCAAGAAGCATTAGACATTCATAATAAGAATGTTTATGATTACATCAACGATGCAGTTTTAGATTTACCAATGGATATGGAAAGACACGACCCAACTAATACTCAGACTTTAGACGTTAGTGGGAATGGTAATAATGGTGCGTTTAAAGGAGCAGGAGAACCTGCGAAGAACTCGGATGATATGGGTTATTTATTTGATGGTAGTGATGATTAT